GAAAGTTATTAAATCAATAATCAATGGATAGTATTACTTTATTAGATGGTTCGGTTTGGGATAAGCAAGAACTATTAGAGAAGATGAATGATGATAGCTTTTACTACGGGTATCTATCGGGTGCTGCACTAAGTTCTTCATCACTTAAATTATTATTAGACTCACCTAAGACTTACTACAATGTAACTAAGTATGGTAACGAGGAGAGCCAAGCACTAAGAGATGGATGGTTATTCCACACCGCAATATTAGAACCTGAAGTATTCTCATCTCAGATATTTGTAGATGTACAGAGCAAGAATACGAAAGCATACAAAGAAGCCGTAGCAGAACACGGAAAGGTATTCACCGCAGCAGAGAGAAGTGCAGCAGAGCGATTAGCAGATGCGTTCCTAAGGAATACTAAAGCAGTAGAGCTGATTAGAGATTGTGAGTTCGAAGTTCCTGTGATTGGTGATGTAATGGGATTCCCATTTAGAGGTAAGGCTGATGTACTTGGCAAGAATCGAATCGTTGACCTTAAATCTACCTCCGACATCCGTGCCTTCCCTTACTCAGCACGAAAGTATGGATATTCGGTTCAATGCTATCTCTACGCACAATTATTTGGGATAGATTATAAAGACTTCGTATTTTTAGCAATGGACAAGAAGAGCCTTGATATCGGTATATACTATTGCTCTGAGGAATTCTATTTTGATGGAGAGCAGAAAGTAGAGAAAGCATTAGAGGTGTACGATACTTACTTCTTACAAGCTGCTGATTTAGACCAATATTATTTAGAAGGAATATTATGACAGATAGAATAGTAGAAAGGGTAATTAAGCTATTTAGGAAGCGTTCTAAGCGAGGTATAGAGAAATACGGAGTAACATTAGAACAAAACGATTTAACTAACTCACAATGGCTACAACACCTCCAAGAGGAGTTAATGGATGCAGCCTTATATGTAGAACGATTAAAACAAGCGATAGATGAAAGTAGAGAGATTAATACAAGAGATTAAAAAGGAATCAGGAATTGATTTATTTAGAAACACACGAAAAAGAGAATACACAGAAACAAGAGCATTATTTAGTTACTTCCTAAGAAACTACTTCGGATACAAGTTGCACGAGATAGTTGAGGTTTATAGAAAGAACGGGTACACTACCCATCACGCTACTATCCTGTATGCGGTTAGAAACTACAAAGAGGTGTACTTGCCATTCTCACGCATTCTAAAGGACTTAGATGAGAAGATGTATATCAAGTTCGGTAACCACAATGAAGTGAAGCTACGCACTCTTAAAATGCGAATAGATAGCCTTCCTGAAGAAAGATTAGATGAAGCAAAGCGTTTAATAGAAGAACTCATTAACTAAGATGCGAAATAAACAACAAAGAGAAGAGATACTACTAAACCACTATAAGACTTGGAAAGACACTACTAAGAACAAATACCACAAAGAGTACGCAGAGATAATGTACAAAGCAATGCTCGATGGTAACTACAAAGAAGTGTACTCAGCATTAGGAGGAAGTAAGAAGGCACTATACGACCCAAGAAAGAATGTTACCTACCTAACAATGAATGAAGCTGCTGATGCTTATAAAGTATCTAAGACTACGATGAGTATTAACTATCTGAGATACGGATTAAAAAGAGTAATTATATGATTACTAACGAGGACAATATGGAACTAATGGCAAGGTATCCTGATAACTACTTTGACCTTGCAATAGTAGACCCTCCTTATGGTATTGGTATTAGTTCTAATCCTGTTCGCCAACAACACGATAAGAAACAATGGGATGATAACATACCTAACGATATTTACTTTGAAGAGTTGTTTAGAGTTAGCAAGAATCAAATAATATGGGGTGGTAATTATTTCGACCTACCTCCAACTCAAGGTTTCTTTATATGGGATAAGAAGCAGCCTCACGATTTTAGTTTGGCAATGTGTGAGTATGCTTGGAGTAGTATTCAAAAACCTGCTAAGATGTGGAGTTTAAGTGTTCTTAAAGAAAGAGGTAAGATACATCCAACTCAAAAGCCTGTTGAACTTTATGAATGGCTTTTAATAAATAACGCTAAAGAAGGAGATAAGATATTAGATACTCACTTAGGTTCAGGAAGCATAGCAATAGCTTGTCATAATTTAGGATTCGAATTAACCGCTTGTGAATTAGATAAAGACTATTACGAAGCTGCTATAAAGCGATTAGACCAACACAAAGCTCAACAAAGATTATTTTAATATGAACGAGGCACTACAACTAAGATGCGAATTACAAGAACTCACTCTAATAAGAGAGCTAATGTTCGGAGTACTAACTATGATGCTTATAGAAGCGGTACTACTAATCATCTTGTTATATAAATTAGAGAAATAAATGGAGTACTGTAATTCTTTTGAAAGAGATTTAAGACTCGGACAAGAAACTGAATCCTACTACGCTGATATATTTAAAGGAAGGGATATAGAAATCAAAGATGACTCTAAACACTCAGCAAGAACAGGTAATGTATTCATAGAGTACGAGTCGAGAGGTAAACCATCAGGAATAGCTAAGACACAAGCAGACCATTGGGCAATAAGAACCTCAGAGGATTCTTTCATTACAATTACAACTAAGAAACTAAAAGAAATAGCAAGAAGCTACATAGGAACAGATAGAGATGTAGTAGGAGGCGATAACAACACATCTAAAGGAGTATTAATACCAAGACACGAATTATTATGAGAGTACTGATTACAAATTCAATCGACTTATACACAGAATTTAAAATACTTGACGAAGTACAAATAGACGAGTATATAGATATGACATCGGATATATCCTTAGTGTCTGATAGTGATTTATATACTTATGATTTAGAATGGATTAAAGACATTAAAGATATAGATACCGCAACAGATGATGTGAATACTATGTTAATGCATCTTGCAATAAGAATGAGGCTAAATGATTTTATGGATAAAGAATATCCTAACTACAAACCTGTAGTAATAAATGCTCAGTTTATAGAGAGTGGTATTCATATTACAGGCACTTTAGCTTTGTTTTCTGATGGTGGAAGATTAACCTTCTAACAAAATCGCTAACCTCAATCGTTATATAAATAGAATTGATTAATCAATCTTTTTCAATTATGGATAAAAGAACACAAAACGGAGGAGCAAGAGAAGGAGCAGGAAGAAAACCTAAATCCGATGAGGTAAAACTAATAGAAGCACTTGATAAGCACATAGACCAAGAGGAGGTATTTGATACTTTGCACGGACTTATCAAAGAGGGTAACATTAGAGCGATACAGTTGTATATGAACTACCGACACGGTAAGCCGAAAGAGAATGTTACTTTATCATCGGATGGGTTTAACATCAACTTCAAGGATTTGCTTAAATTCGAATAGTGATATCTATTCAACAGAAGTACGAGGTATTAAGGGACTCCGATAGTCGCTACTTTATTGTTAGCGGTGGCAGGGCATCGGGTAAGTCCTTTAATATTTCTATTCTTATTCTCTTACTAACATTCGAGAAGGAACATACTATACTCTTCACACGATACACACTCACCTCAGCTTCGATATCTATTATCCCTGAGTTCTTAGAGAAGATTGAACTCTTAGGATTAGTAGAACACTTCCACATCACAAAAGATGAGATAGTAAACAAGGTTACGGGTAGCAAGATTATATTTAAAGGAATCAAGACAAGCTCAGGCGACCAAACTGCATCACTAAAGTCTATACAGGGTGTTACTACTTGGGTACTTGAAGAAGCAGAGGAATTAGTAGATGAAAAGAAGTTTGACACGATAGACTTCTCTATCCGTTCTAAGAAACAACAGAATCGTATTATTCTAATCTTAAACCCTACTACAAAAGAGCATTTTATCTACAAGCGATTCTTTGAGGACAGAGGTGTACAAGAAGGGAGCAACATAACGAAAGGAGATACTACCTACATACACTCTACCTACTTAGATAACATCAAACACCTTAATGATTCATTCGTAGCTCAGATAGAGCAGATGAGGTTACGCAGACCTGAGAAGTTTAAGCATCAGATATTAGGAGGGTGGTTAGATAAAGCAGAGGGTGTTATATTTTCTAATTGGGAGATAGGAGAGTTCAAGAAAGTAGGTACAAGTGTATTCGGTCAAGATTACGGATTTAGTAACGACCCTACAACGCTCATAGAAACGAATATAGATAAGTCTAACAAACGAATATACCTTAAGGAGTGTTTCTACCTACCAAGACTTACAACCTCCGAGATAATGCGTTTAAATAGGCAATACGCAGAGAATAATTTGATAGTAGGTGATTCAGCAGAACCGAGATTGATTACAGAGCTTCGTAGAGAGTGCAACATACGAGAATCAGTAAAAGGACAAGGTAGTGTAACTTATGGGATTAGTTTAATGCAAGACTACGATTTGATTATCCACCCTAATAGTACGAACCTCATCAAAGAGCTGAATAATTACAGTTGGCTTGAGAGAAAGAGCAACACACCAATAGATGACCATAACCACTTAATAGATGCTGCACGATACGCAATAAGCTATCAATTAAAGAACCCTAATTACGGGTCTTATGCGGTGAGGTAAAATTTTTTTTAATTTTTTTTCTTTTTTATTTGGAGATATAAACAAATGTTTATTATATTTGGTGTATAATTAAAAATTAAAACACAGACAAAATGAAAGATTTTAAAAATTTAGAGGTAGTTAAAGTTCCTGTTCAAGACCTTAAAGAAGGTGATATTATCAAGTTTTATAAATTTGGTAAGATGGTTTATTGTAAAGTTACATTAGTAGAGCCTTCTGAATTTTACGATAATAAATTTTGTGTATGGGGTCTTGATTTAAGAACTGAGATGAGAGTTTCGAATGGAATAAATGAAAACGGTAATCTTACTTACACCACTTCGAAATGGGAGAATCCAACAAAAGAGTTTAAATTATACGGACTTAACGCAAAAGCAAATAAATTCGTGATAGATTAACAACAAGTCCCCTTCGGGGGATTTTTTTGTATATTAGTATCTCATAAGAGTTATTAGTTTGTTTAGAAAGAGGCAGTCCCGTAAGGCTGTCTTTTTTTATTTAAAATCATTCGTTTCAAGCGTTATATAGATAACAAGAGTATTATGAAAGTAGAAATCAATGTACCTGACTCACTAAGTGAGATTCGATTAGAGCAATACCAAAAGTTCGTTAAGCTCTACTCAGGAGAAGTAACAGAGGAGTTCTTAGCACTAAAGATGTTAGAGATATTCTGTGGGGTTAAGTTAAACGAAGCCTATCAGATGAGGTTCAAAGATGTTGATGGTGTAGTAGAGTTATTATCTGACTTACTAAACGAGAAGCCTCAGCTTGTAAAAACCTTTAAGATGAACGGAGTAGAGTATGGCTTTATTCCTAATCTTGATGATATGAGCTTTGGAGAGTATGTTGATTTAGATACTTATATCGGTGATTGGCAAAACATTCATAGAGCAATGGCGGTGTTATACCGACCAATCAGAGAGAAAAGAGGAGAGCGTTATAATATCGTTCCTTACGAAGTAGTAGATGCTGAGGTGTATAAGAGTATGCCACTTGATGCAGTAATTAGTTCTGTGCTTTTTTTTTATCGTTTAGGGATAGACTTATCGAGAGCTATGACGAACTATTTGGAGGAGGGCAAGGAGAGTCGTTTGGTGCAGTATCTCAATTCGGAAGAAAATGGGGGTGGTATCAATCAATATACGCACTTGCTCAAGGGGATATTAGACGATTTGAACATATCACTCAACTAAAGGTACACGAGTGTCTGATGATGCTAACCTTTATGAAAGAGAAAAACGAATTAGAAGCTAAACAAATAAAAGGCAAGATATGAGCGTAATGAATGGCTTTTACAGGGTAACACAAGTAATTAAGGATACCCTACAAGCCGATGAAAATTGTAACACGGTAACCTACGGGGATATCACACAGATAGACTTAGATAAGCAAACTATCTTCCCACTATCGCACCTTATCCTTAACGGAGCAACAAGCGGTGAGAACACGATGACTTTTAACTTCTCGGTTCTTGTAATGGATATAGTAGATGTATCTAAAGCTGAGGTAACTGACCCATTTGTAGGAAACGATAACGAGCAAGATGTATTAAACACGCAGCTCTCAGTAGCTAACAAGCTCATTCAGAAACTAAGAATTGGCTCTTTATACTCAGACAAGTATCAAGTAATAGGAGATGTATCCTTAGAGCCTTTTAGAGATAGGTTTGAGAATCAGATAGCAGGATGGACTGCAACCTTTGATGTAATCATAGAGAACGATGTCCACATTTGCTAAGACACAAGAAGCGTTCAATAAGTTTGGTAAGTATGTTATCCAACAGGCGAAAACGAATCTTACTAAGCAAAAGAGAAACGCATCGGGTGATTTATATAATAGTTTAGGATACGATTTAAAAGTAAACCCTAATTCATTCAGCTTAGAGTTCTTTATGGAGGACTATGGAGCTTATATAGACGAAGGGGTACAAGGAAGTAAGAGTAGCTATGTAGAGAACCGTAATAGTCGCTTTGAGTTCTCAGGAAGGTTTAAAACGATACCTACCTCAGCGATTGACAAGTGGGTAGTAAGAAAGGGTATCGCACCAAGAGATGAGAAAGGAAGATTTATTAACAGACAAAGTTTAAAATATGTAATAGCTAAGAGTATTTACGAGAAGGGAATCAGAGCAAGTTTTTTCTTTACTAAACCATTTGAAAGAGCGTTCGATAGATTACCTCCTGAAGTAGTCGAAGCATTTGCATTAGATATAGACGATTTATTAGAATTTACACGATAGACACACGATGAGTAGTATAATCAACACACGAAGTCCTTTTTATGTAAAGATAGCTTCATCACCACTAAGCTCAGTAGAGTTAAAGTTGTATGTATGGACAGGATTGCAAAATGCAAGACCTGCGACACCTGAGTACACACTAACGAAGTCAGAGCTGAATAATGATGACTATGTAGTATATGAGATAAGCGAACTTCTAAGGGATTTCATTTACACTAATTACTATACCGAAGCAGTAGATGTTGTTTGGGTGCAATGGTCATCTTCTATTGATGGTGGGAGTCCTACATTTAGTGCTTATCATTTAGCAATAGATGGATTCGGATACTTTGAGGAAGGAATCAATCCAAGAACTTCTATAGACCCACAAGATGCTTCTTATACACCTATGCTATTACAAGACAATGTTACGGTGTACTTTATCAAAGGAGAGGAGATTAAATTGCCTATATGGGCAGAAACAGAGCCTTTCATCGACCTTACTTTTACGGGTGGTGATTCTGTAGAATGGCAGTTAGTAGATGACTTTTGGGATGCCTACGATATTAATTGGAACTCATCGCTTGTTGATGTACAAATAACTGA